TGGCTACCCGCAGCCTCAGGCACAGCAGCAGGCGTCGGCCCCGGCAACGCACTCGGGGATGCCTCCGCAGCACTCCGGGCAGTACCAGCAGGCACCGGTGCCCGGTTACCCGCCGGCGCAGCAGGGCCCTCCTATCCCGGCCGGGACGGGACAGCCCGTGCCTGGTGGGAATGGGAACGGCACACCGAACGGCTTCACGCCCGGCTATGGCACGACGGCGCCTCCTGCGACGGGTCCTGTTGCGGGTGACGTCTCCCAGCCCCAGCCTCCGCAGCCGGTCCCCGGTGAGCAGCAGTACAACCAGGAACCGCCGTTCTAGTTCTGTCGAAGTGATCCAAGTGAAGGGCGGTCGGGTATCTGCCCGGCCGCCCTTCATCCGTCTCAGAAAGGAAGTGATCAGAGTGTCAGAGACACGAGGCCGGGGCCGTCCCAGAACACAGGAGACGATCGACCGCGACAACGCGATCGAGAACCTCCTGAAAGCTGAAGGCCCGATGTCCCGCCGGCAGATCAGCCAGCGGATGGGGATCAACTGGTCCGTGACCTATCTTGCGCTTGAACGGCTCCGCAAGGCGGGGCGGGTCAAACCCTGCGGGGGATCGTCACGCGCCATGGTCTGGACGATCGAGACAAAGGAGCGGTGCCCCTGATGGGTGAGCACAAGCGGACAACCGGGCGACAACGCCTCACTGTCGCCGTCGTGATTCCTACGATTCCAGGCAGAGAGGCACTGCTGAACCGAGCACTCGAATCGGTCCGGTCCCAGCGGCGTCCACCGGATCAAATCATCGTGGAGCGGGATAGTGAACGGACCGGAGCGGCAGCCTCTAGAAACCGCGCCCTTGAGCGGGTGACGTCGGACGTGGTGGCGTTCCTGGATGACGACGACTGGCTCAAGGAGACGCACATCGCCTCCTGTGTCCGGGAACTGTTCGGTCCCATGGGATACGACCTCGTCTACCCCCGGCCCGTCATGGTCGGTGGTTCGGACCCTACGGCCACGACTCACCAGGGCCGCTTCCCGGTCTCTCCGTGGGGGCTGCGCTGGTGCCCGGAGTTCGAGGCACACGTGCGCTACCGGGGGTCCTTCATCCCCATGACGCACGTCGTGATGACGGAGGCCGTCAAGGAGATCGGCGGATTCCGGGACGGCTACACCCTGGAGGACGGCCGGTACCGGGGAGAGGACGAGGACTACCTGATCCGGCTGCTAGATGCCGGGTACCGGTTCGGCCACCTGGACGCGAAAACCTGGTACTGGCAAGTACATAAAGGAAGCACCGCCGGACGCGGTGCCTGAGACCAAGGAGGAAATGACCATGGTAGATCTGGGAGAGATCAGCGACACCAAGAAGTCGAGCCCATTCCACCCGCTCATCGACGTCAGTGCACCGGAGGTCCGAGCACTCCAGCTGCTGATGAACGACAAGCCGAACCAGGCACAGTCGGTGATCAGTCAGATGGCCCCGAAGGACCGCGCGATCTTCGCATTCTACCTCCGCGAGCTGGGTTACATGGTCGAAACGGCCGACCAGGACGCACGCGGCTGATGCTCATCGTCGGTGCCTGTGGTGTCGCCCTGATCGGTGTTCTCGGAATCACGTGGGCTGTCCTCTCCGAGAGGACAACCGGAGAGGACAGGACATGGCAGGACAAGTGATCGCGTCTGTCGTTGTCCTCGAAGAGGGGACAACGGCCGAGGACGCGGAGAGGACAGCCGATCTGTTGTCCTTGATCCGCAATGTGGGGACAGTACGGCTTGTCCCCGAGGACATGTCCTCCGTGATCGCATGGGACAGAGCGAGGACAGAACTCCGAGGACAACTCCTGGATGTCCTCTACCCGAAGTGAGGACAGAGGACAGCCGCGAGGACAAGGACAAGGGACAGGGACAGCTGCGAGGACACCCGGAATGGGTGTCCTCGTTTCTTTGTCCCCGAGGACACTGGACACGAGGACAGCGGGGACAGTACATTAGCCAAACTGATTTAGGTAAATGACCAGAGAGGACAGGACAATGATCAAGCCTCTTCGTGTCCTCGGGGACAAGTTCCGGCGCAAGGACAAGGCACGCCCGGTGTCCTCGGGGTATGACACTCCCTGGTGGGTCGATGTCCTCACGAACTGGGGACGTCCCGTCGTCGCCGTTGTTGTCCTCACCATGTGCGCACCGGGCGAGCACTACCTCGCGCACACCGCCGGCTGGTCCACGAGGCTCGCATGGGGAATGCCCTTCGTCCTGACCGCGTACGCGGGTATCTCCGCTGTCGTGGCCACGAAACGTCCCAAGGGGTCACCCGGCAAGCGCACGGCTGTAGCAGGGGCCATCCTGTCCATTGCCGTGGCCATGGCCGCACAGCCGATCGCGCACCTCTACCAGCGCGATCTGATCAGCGGGTACCAGACGCAGCTGACCATCGTCGCGTCCTGCATCCCGGCTCTTGTCCTCGGACACCTGCTTCATCTCGCCGTGTCCCCTGCCTCCGCCGCTGTCCTCAACGCTGTCCTCACAGAGGACAGGACAGAGGACACAGACCGTGTCCACGTCCCGTCCTCAGAGGACAAGGACACGCGCTGGGTGTTCGAGGACAAGACGTACCGAGCCGGTCTCCCTGTCCCCGCGAGGACAGAGGACACAGAGTCTGTCCCCGGGGACATCCTCACCGTAAGGACAGGACAGACGGCCGGGGACAGAGCCGCGTCCCTGATCGCCAAGGCATTCGATGTCCCCGAGGACATCCTCGTGTCCTCTGAGGACAGGATCCCGGTCCGGCCGGACTGGATGTACGGGACGGACGGTGTCCTCACTGCCGAGGACACCGTGTCCTCGGACGCGTACCACTACACCCCCGCTCCTGTCCCCGCAGAGGACAAGGCTCCGGTGTCCCCGAGGACAACGACAGACCAGCTGTCCTCACGCCGGAAGCTGCCCGCGCTGATCGAGGACATCCGTGGACAGGTCGGGGACAACTCCGATGCGATCAAGTCCGCTGTCCTCGCGACCCCCGGGTTTGAGGACACAAAGAAGAACACCCTTCACACGGCCGTGCGCAGGGCACTGGCCAAGAGCGCATAGGAGGAAATGACCATGGCATCCACCGACACCACACCGAAGACGTCCACCCAGAAGAACGGGGACGGCACCAGCCAGCAGACGGCGACATCCCGGCTCAGCATGATCGACCAGCTCCAGCGCTCCATGCTGGATCTCGACCTCGCCAACTCGGACGACCTCCGTGAGTTCTGTGAGGCGATCCGCAAGCTGCTGCACTTCCTCGGGGTCACCGTGGCCATGGCCGCCGGCCAGATGAAGGTGCACGCACGCAGGGCGGCACGTGAGGCGTCCGAAGGCGGCCTCACCGTGAAGCAGCGCATCGTCCTGCGGACGGTCCTGCGGAAGGTCGGTAGGAAGCTGGACGCGGTCGCGGATGACTGTGGTGACGGCGCGGCTGAGGCCGTGGCCGCCTGGTCCTTCATGGACAACTTCATCCAGGACATCGAGGACGGTGGCAACGGCCGCCCGTCCCGCGCCCGGCGCGGCGGCCGGGGATCCGGCTTCACCGTCAACCGTGGCGGAAAGTAACCCCAGGTCATGACCAGTACGAAGCACGAAGGGAGGGTCTCGATGACCCGTCGTATGTCGATCGGCGGATGGTTCGCCACCAAGACGGTTCCGTACGTGGTCCCGTTCATCCTCGTGATCCTCGCGTTCCCCGCGTCGATCGTGATCCACTTCACGATCGCAGGGAACCCAGTGTGGGTGGCGGTGTTCGCCATCTTGGCGACGCTCGTCACCGGCATGACGTACCTGACCTGGGGAAAGAGGCACAAGCACACCCAGGTGGTCATGACCGTTTTCACTGCCTTCGTGCTTGGCTGGATCCTCTTCGCCGGCGTCGGTACTCCCTGGTCCAGGGACACGCTTACGGCGTGGGTCGTGGGCGGTCTGTTCCTGTGCGTGGCATGGGGTATCCGGCACGCGAGCAACACGCCGGCTTCCGACGCGGACCGTTCCGGCGAGGGCGCTGGCGTCCTGGGTGGGAAGGTCGCCGCACTGCGCAACGCCCGTGAGAAAAAGGTCGAAGCGACAGATGCCCAGGTCACGGCACGTGTCCAGCTCAAGCAGGGCGAGGACACGGCGAACGATGTGCAGCAGTCACGAGGCAGCATCGCGAGCGCGGTCGGCATGGGTGAGGAGGACATCAAGGTCCGCCCGGTCAAGGGCCGCGCGGATCAGGTGGACATCGTCTTCGCTCCCATGCGGGACACTTCGAAGCCCCTGGTGTACACGGGTCCGTATGCCTTCCGGAAGTCCATCGCGGACGCTCCGGTCTTCCTCGGAAACCGGACGGACGGGACGGACATCCTGTGGTGGATCGTGGGTGACCCGGACAACGAGAACCCCCGGCAGCTCTCACACACCATTACCACGGGGATGACCGGATCCGGCAAGACGGAGACCATCTGCACGGCGATCGTGGAGATGCGGCAGCGTACGGATGTGGTCGTCGTCGTGGCGGACCCGGCGAAGTTCGCGCAGTCCTTCGGGGACATCGCGGATGCGATCGACATCGCGGCCAAGACGAAGACAGAGACGCTGACCCTGATCCGGAACCTTCCGTCCCTCGTGGAGTACCGGGCCGGTCTGCTCGGGTCTCTGACCAGGGCGGATGGTGGTACTGGGTACAAGCAGTGGATCCCTGAGTGCTACACCGACCACGGAGTCCCGGCCGTGTTCATCGACATCGAGGAGGCGGCCGACGTCGCATCCCTCATGGATGACGAACTGGACGAGGCGGTCCGGAAGCTGCGGTCGATCGGCGTCCACATGAACCTCTCGATGCAGACCGTTCCCCACGACAACCTCAGCCGGAAGACCCGAGGACAATTCGGCCAGAGCCTGTGTCATGGGTGCAAGGAAACACAGGACGCAAGGTTCTCCCTTTCACCCGAGACGCTCGCGGCCGGCGCCGATCCGACCAAGTGGGGGAATGACTTCGCTGGTTCCCTCTACGCGGAGGTGGTCGGAACTCCGCACGATTCGTGGTCGGAGGATGGCCGCGCGGTGAGGATGACGTACGAGCAGAAGCGTGCGGCACTCGAAGCGTCGAAGGGATTTCGGGCCACGATGGATCCCGGTACGAAAGCTATTCTGTCCCGGGGAATCAAACTCCAGGACGAGCAGTTCCTTGCCGGTCTTCCTGGAATTCCGCAGGACGAAGACGAGGACGACGGCGAAGACACCGAGGTGAACATGACCACACGGACCACGGAGGAGGGTGAAGTGAATATCGAAGAGCCGCTCGTCAAGCGGTCGAAGTCGAACATCACATTCGGCGCGGACCAGAAGGACGAGGTCCCGATCGAAGAGGCACGCGAACTCCTGGAGGACATTCTCCAGGAGCTGGAGAACGACGGGAAGGATCTCGTCTCCTACGCGGATGTGGCGGAACTCCCGGAGAAAGTCGGCCGGTCCCGCCCGTGGGTGTACAAGGAACTGCGTCAGCTCGTAACGGCCGGCCGCCTGGTCGACCTCAACGGCAAGCCCCCGTACCGCATCAAGGCACGCGCCGTCTTCGAGGCGGAAGCAGAGGGCGAGAGTCCCGCCGCGTAGGAAGTGTCAGGGTCCCTGTCACGGTCGTTGTCAGGCCGTGTCAGGTCCCCTGTCAGGCGGTGTGTCAGGGGGTTGTCAGCACCCCCTGACAGACCATCTGGCCTTAGGGACTTTTCCTGTGACAGTCACGGAACCCTGTCAGGTGTTGTCAGAAGGAGGAACAGATCATGAGCAAGCAGCAGGAGATGAGCACAGGCCGAGCCGTGATGTGGGTCATGGTGCTGGTCGAAGTCGCCATCCTGGCATCCCTCATGCCGGGCGACAACGTCAACACGAACGTCCTCGGGACCATCGTCCTCGCGGTTCTGGTGGGAATTCCCACGGGATTCCTCGCTCTCGTCACCAGGAGCGGACGCAGTGGCTAAGCGAAGGCGCCGCTGGAATTCCCGGGGGCATTCAAGGAATGAGTATCGAATCATCCTGACCGTGACCGTCCTGATATTCCTGACGGTCGTCATGCTGTGGGACATGAAAGGAGGATAACCATGGACGAGGACCGGCTGAACGAGATCACCCAGTACTTCCGGACCAACCCGACTCCGCCGGAAACGACGGGCGGAAACCACATCCACGTTCATCACCACTACGCGGCACCGGTGATATCGAACGCGCCAGTTGACCAGAATCCCGGGCAGTCGGTCCTGGAGAAGTACGCGCCGTACTACGTGATGTTCCTCGGAGGCATCATCATCATCGCGGGAGTTACCGTGGTGCTGATGTTTGCCTTCGCCGCTGTCGCGATGATCCTCCTGGTGGTTCTCGGGTGCATCGTCGGGACAGCACTCCTCGGTGTCGTTCTCGTACTGCTGCTGCGTTCTCACTCCGAGTCGCGCGCACTGCGGGATCTGGCACGTTCAGCAGCAACAAGGAAGAGGTGACCATGAAGAAGGATCTGGTGGTCCTGGTCCCGACCCGTGGCCGTCCGCAGAACGCGGCCCGGCTTTCCGAGGGATGGCGAGACACCGGCACCCAGCACGCGGATCTGGTGTTCGTCACGGACTGGGACGACCCGGAGCTGACCGCGTACAAGACGCTCCTGGAAGAGGGGGTGGTGCACAGCATGGTGACCTTCGGCCCGGATCCCGGGGACAGCGCGCAGTCCGGGATGGTCCGTCCGCTCAACCGTGCGGCAGCGATCTACCGGGACGCGTACCGCTACGTCGGCTTCATGGGCGACGACCACATGCCCCGGACCACAGGTTGGGAAGACAGGGTGATCGAGGCCCTGAACGACGCCCGCCTGCCGTGTGTGGCGTACGGAAACGATCTGTTCCAGAGGGAGAATCTCGCGACAGCCGCGTTCATGCACATGCGCATGGTCAAGGCGATGGGGTGGATGGCGCCCCCGACGCTCATGCACCTCTACGTGGACAACTTCTGGATGGAGCTGGGAAGGGCTTTCGAGCTGACCTACCTGGAAGACGTCATCATCGAGCACCTGCACCCGGCGGCCGGGAAGGCTGCGCTGGACGAGCGCTACGCGGTGGTGAACTCCCCGAGTGTTGACACCGCCGATCGCACGGCATGGCAGCGGTACGCCTCACCCGAGGGCGAGTTCTCCGAGACCATGGACAAGATCCGTGAGGAGTACAGGATCTAGTGACCAGAACAAGGATCCGGGACAGCCGTTCTTCCACACAGGAAGAGCGGCAGTTCTACATGCGCACGTACCCGGACGGCTATCAGCACACGGTCTGGCCGGACCACGTCGAACGAGTCGCCGCGTCGGTGAAGTTCATTCGTACCTGGGTGGAAGAGGGCGGGCTGATCGTCGACTCGATCGCCGATCTCTCCTGTGGGGACGGCACCATCCCCCGGGAGCTGTCCTTGTCCCTGCGGGCCGGCCGCCTCGTCCTCGGGGACATCAACCGTCAGGAGGGACTTCACATCGTCGGCCCCCTCCCGGACACCCTGGGGTCTCTCACACCGGGCGTCGATCTGTACGTGTGCTCCGAGACGATCGAGCACATGGACGACCCCGACTTCCTTCTCCAGCAGCTCCGGATGAAGTCGAAGTACCTGTTCCTGTCGACGCCGGTCTCCGAGCCGCTGCACTACGGGAACGCCGAGCACTACTGGTCGTGGTCCGTGGACGACATGAGCCAGATGCTCGTAGAAGCGGACTGGTCGCCGGTCGACCACGTGGTGTTCGTGCCGGCGTCGGACCAGACCTACACCTTCCAATTCTGGATGTGCGTGTGAGCAGCCTCAGCTTGGGGATCACCGTCGTCATCCCCTCCATACCGCCGCGACGGCACCAACATCTGCACCGTGCCGTCGACTCCGTCCTTCAACAGGATCTCCTGCCCGATGCGATCGTGATTGAGTTCGACACGGAGCACGCCGGCGCGGCCGTGACTCGGAACCGTGGACTGAAGAAGGTCACCACCGAGTGGACAGCGTTCTTGGATGATGACGACGAACTCCTTCCGGACCACCTCGCGCTCCTGTACGCACACGCGATGGAGACGGGCGCGGATATGGTGTACCCCTGGTTCACGGTGCCCGAGGGATGGGACCCGTTCCCAGACCGTGAAGGACAGCCGTTCGATCCGGATCTCCTGGAGACACGGAACACGATCCCGGTCACCGTGCTGATCAGGACGGAGCTGATCCAGTACGTCGGGGGATTCGAGGACCGGAACACCAGCACCGCGCCGGGAGCCAGCCCCTGTGAGGACTGGAACGCCTGGATCAAGGTCCGGGACGCGGGTGCGAAGATCGAACACCTGAACCGGCGCACGTGGCTGTGGCACTGGAGCAGCGGCCCCGGTGGCAACACCTCAGGGCGTGGTGACCGGTGGTGAGCGACGAGGAACTACAGAAGATCCAGGACCAGATCGACAGGTACCCGGACCCCGGTCCGGATGATGAAGAGGCCGGGTACCGACAGGGACTCGACGACGCGGCCCGCATCCTCCAGGGACTCCCTCCGAAGTTCAGGGCGGACTGGTGAGGGACTGGCTCACCCGACTGTGCTACCAGCTGTTCGTCTGCTGGTGGCGCGGCTGTCGTGTTGAGCACGACGGCATACAGTGCATCGACTGCGGAAGGGACCTGTGGTGAAGCAGGAAGAAGAGCTACCGCCCTACAGCGGTCTGGACCCGAAGTGCGTGAAGTGCGGGTACGACGGCGCCACGCCTCAGTACATGGCATATGGGGAGTGCGTCCATGGCGGCATGATGCTGGAGGTGCTGGGGTTCTCACCGAACGAGCGGATCCACCGGGAGTGCGTGAACTGCTCGTACATGTGGGACGAAGCAGTGATCAATTTCGACCGGACGGGGATCCCGAAGTGAGAGCACTGATCACGGGGGACAGAGGCTTCCTGGGACGCCACTTCACGGCGGAGCTGAATCGCCGGGGGTGGGACGTCGTCGGCCTGGACACGAAGGTCACTCCCACGCAGGACTGCCGGGCATACTTCAGGCGGGACCTCGGATGGCTCGGCAGTGCCAGGGAACAACACAGCCCGTACGACCTCGTCGTTCACTGCGCGGCCGTGGTCGGCGGCCGGGAGATGATCGAGCGGGACCCGCTGGCGACGGCGGAGTCCCTGTCGATCGACGCGGAGATGTTCCGGTGGGCAGCGGTCGCGCGGCCGGGCCGGGTGCTGTACTTCAGCTCGTCGGCTGCGTATCCGGTTGCATTTCAGAGAGGACCCGGGGGATCGGCTCTCCAGGAAGACGAGATCTGGAACAACGGGGACACGGACATCATGATGCCGGACGAGGTCTATGGCTGGTCCAAGGTCACCGGGGAACTCCTCGCCGGGAAGCTCCGACAGGCCGGTGTCCCTGTCACCGTGGTCCGTCCCTTCTCCGGGTACGGCGCGGACCAGGATCCGTCCTACCCGTTCCGGGCGATCCTCGATCGGGTGAAGGCACTTCAGCCTGGTCAGCCGCTCGAACTCTGGTGTGGGGACTGCACACGGGACTGGATCCACGTGGATGACCTCGTGGCCGGCGCCCTCGCCATCGCTGAGTCCGGGACCGAGGATCCGGTGAACCTCTGTACCGGGCGGCCGACGTCGTTCTATGGTCTCGCCCGGCTCATGCTCGATGCGGACGGACAGGTCGACCGGGAGGTCACCGCGAACCCCGACGCTCCGCAGGGGGTGGCATACCGGGTCGGTGATCCGACACGCATGATCGAGTACTACACTCCCAAGATCTCGATCGAGGAAGGGATCACCCGGGCACTCGGTATCTGAAAGACGCAGGTCAAAGGGGCTGGACACCTATCGTGTCCGGCCTCTATGATTTAGCTAAATCTAGAAACACCCGCTCGGACCAGGAGCAGACCATGATCAGGACCACCTCAGCTCAGACCGCTCTCACGCAGAGCCGTCTGGAGAAGGCCATCAAGCGCGAGCAGCCGGTGACCCTGTCTTACCTCGAAGAGGAGAAGGACGCGGAGACCGGCAAGCGGACCGGGCGCAAGGACGAGGCCGGAAACAAGATCTTGGTGGAGACCGTCCGTACGGTCGAGCCGACGGAGATCCGTGAGACGAAGGACGGAAACCTGATCGTCCGTGCCGCCGACCGCAAGGACGGGAAGGTCAAGTCCTGGAGGATCGACCGCATCGCGGCGTACACGATCCACCGGACCAGCTTCACCGTCGCGGATGCGGCGTGGTTGAAGGCGCGGCTGGCTGTCCCCTCGCAGGTCTCGCAGGAGACGCGCACCGAGATGCACCGGGAGATGTGGACCAGGGCGATCCCGGAGCAACGCGTGGCCTTCCATACCGAGGGCCGTGACGTGCGGCTGCGGATGGTGGACGCAAACTAGCCATCTGCGCTATATGCGCAGGTACGGCGTGATCTTCGAAGGAAGAGACGGACAGCATGACTGAAGAGAACCGCATTCCAACCGGCGGCCGGACAGTGATCCGGCCGGACGGCACCAGCGAGCGGATCACTTACTACGACCATCCGCTGACCAAGGATGAGCAAGTGGCGACCGAGTGGTTCCACGTGCTCTCGCCGAACGAGCAGTACCGCGAGGTCCGGCGGATGAAGTGGAACCTGGACGCCGCACGGAAGGGCGAGACGAACTGGAAGAGCGTCGCGAGGGATCTGGAGCGAGAGCTGCTCACCGCTCAGACGAAGCTCGCGAGGTACACCCCGGAAGGCTTCTCGGTACCTGTCCCGGCCGCTGAACTGTTCGAGCTGGCCACGGCCCACGGCTGGCGGACAGACCGGGCCTGGGATGTCGACGAAGAGGACGAGACATCGGCGATGCTTCGGATCATGCTCCGGAATGACCGGTGGACGTTCAAGCTGACCTGGTCAGCCGACAAGGGCGGTGGCGCCCGGATGTTCCGGAGCGGACTGCTCCGTGAGAGCGAAGGGCCGTGGCGCGACGCTCCATCCCTGAAGCGGCTCAAGGAGATCATCGCAGACACCCCCGTGACAGAGGGGACATCGACCTGACCACGCTCGAAGTGCCAGTCACAGAATGGTCCGGCTTCGACAACTGACAATGACCAGGAGATGATCACATGACGGACCGACACGACCAGAACACCGAGGACAGCTACCCCCGCACCGTGGAGTTCGAGCCGGCGCCGGAGCTGTTCGATCCGGCTCAGCTCCAGACGGAGATCGATTCAAAGATCAATCCGAACGGCTGACCACGTTCCCAGATACATCAGCCCAGAGACCGGAGAAGATCATGCCGAACGTTCCTGCACTGACAGACCAGGTCGACTTCGAGTCGGATGCCTTCGGGTATACCGAGATCCTCAAGTGGGCGGATTCGCCCGACGGTGGTGCACTCCCTACGTTCAGCGCAGGACCGTTCGCCTCGTGGCTGAACGAGACGTGGAACGAGTTCGAGGGTGACGAGATCGACGATGACGATGTCATCACGTACGAGGGCATTCTCACGGCTGCCTTGGACACGTGGACCGGTGGTCGGTACTTCTCCTCCACGGACACGTCAAAGAGTGGAGACTGACTGACGACGTCGGCTGGAAGACCCTCTGGAAACAGGGGGTCTTCTTTCTGTCCGAAGCGCTTGACACCCCCTACCTGGGGTCCTATGATTTAGCTAAATCGACCGGCAAGCAGAAAAGGAAATGACCATGATCACGGAAACCTACCAGGGCCGCAAGATCCGGATCGTCAAGGGGCGCGGCCAGGACTTCGGTTACTCGCGCGTCACGCTGAACGGCACCGACCTTGGCCGGTGGCAGGGCGACGAGAACAAGGTGCAGGGCCGCATCCGTGGCTCCATCGACGCCGTAGTTGCAGACGGCATCAACGGCAACAAGTACGGTGCTGAGTGGTACGCCCCTGGCACGTTCGAGCTGTGCGAGAACGGCCACCCGAAGGAGATCGGTGACGAGTGCCTGCACAGCTACTGCATCGAGCGTCGTCCTGTCCCCGCTGCTACCGAGACGACTCCGGAGCCGATCAAGCGCCCCGCGATGAAGCGGATCAACATCACACCCAAGATGGCGGACGCACTCGGTCTCACGATCGAGATCAATGGTAAGCAGGCCATGATCATGAGCCACCCGAAGACACAGCACGCGCTGTACCTCCGAGGACTGGCCACCGAGTTCGGCTACCTCACCGATCAGGGCCGGTTCATCGCACATCTGATCGCGACCGGAGGCACCCCGCGTTCCTGGCACTGGGACACGATCGAAGCTGCCACGCGCACGTGGGTGAGCGACCAGAAGCGCCACGCTGCATCAGCGGAGGCAGCTCCCACCCTGGAAGACGTCGAACTTCCCAGCGACCAGGCTGATCGTGAGCAGGCACGACGAGAAGCTGCGGAACCGACTCTGGAGGAGTACGCGCAAGCGTCCCGAGCGATCCAGTCGCACATCCCGAACGGCCGCAACGTCCTCCGCAACAGCGACTGACTTGAACCATCGAAGTACACGATCACGCCATACGCAGACAATGACCAAGGAGCAGACCGTGAACCGCTTCCAGATCCGTGAGTACACGCTCACCTTCATCATCGACGGGAACAAGACGGTGAAGGTCCCCGTCCGCGCCGGCTCCCGTGGTGAGGCGAAGGCACTCGCCACCGACAGCCTGTGTGCGTCAGATCCCCGGCGCCGGGTCCGGTACGTCGCGAAGCGCGGGAACCGCTGACGCAGACCGCTCCAGCTCCCGGCCCCCGGGCCGGTGGTTGGCTGAGGCTTACGTCTCGACTCTCCCTCGGACCAAGGAGAACGGCCATGCAGTACGACGACAAGACGATCGAAGCTCTCGCCAACGCACGTCGATCCATGAAGGCAATAGAGATCATCACCAGTCTTCCGACCAAGCAGCAGTTGTTCGAGATCGCCCAGCTGGTGCGGTCCTTCGCCGCTCTCGACAAGGCAGGCGTCTTCGCCGCCATCGACGAGCAGTCGGAGATGTCGGAGGCGGAGCGACGCATGCGGGCGATCCGGCAGGAGCGCGCGGCACGCTGCACCTGCTCCGCGCGTCGGGCCGGGATGCAGGACACAGACATCCACGTCCTCGGGTGTCCCGCGATCGCCGCCCCGTCACCGCGTGGGTCCGCCCGGATGGACTGCCCGCCGGTTGGTGAGCCCCTGTACGGGGACGCAGGCCGGGAGGTCGCGGCCCGTCTGCGGGAGAAGATCGGTGCTGAGGAGTTCGACGCACTGTTTCCGAACAACGTGCACGCGGAGAAGTCGGTCATGAAGGTTCAGGACGACGAAGACCTGACCGTCTCCGGCCGGATCATCGACGTGCTCCGTGACGCACGGGAAATCTACGGCACTCCTGGCAAGGAACGTTCCGAGGGCTGGTGGGACGGTGCTGTCGACTACGTCCTCACCGGTGAGGGACGGGACGAGAACGCCGCAAAGTCGAACCAGTGCCTGACCTGTGGCGCAACGGACTTCGTGGACACCGAGGCCCTTCAGTTCCACATCGACGCAGTGCACTGACGCGCGAGGAGATCTGATCATGAGCAAGGAACCCGAGTTCACCCGCCCCGAGGTTGGGGATGAACTGGTCGTCGTGCAACCGGGCGGCCGGTACCAGGAAGAAAAGATCACCCCCGTACGTGTCACGGCAGTGGCTCGATTCAAGATCACGGTGGAGAGTCTGAACGGTGAACGGCTGTCGATGATCTCCACGGAGTTCGACATCCGGGACCGAAAGGAGTGGGCGACGACTGCGGGGCGGAAGTACTCCCGGCAGGGTGTGGCTCAGCTCTTCAACGCTGAACTGCTTGCCTGGAGGGATCGTAAGCTCACAGCGGACCGGTACCTCCAGGAGTCGGGTTTCTATGACTTCAGGGACCTGAAGGGCACGCTGCGAACGGCAGTCGACGCAGACCCGATCGGCTTCGTCAATGCGATCCGCCGCTTCGAGGGTCTCGAAGAGATCTGACGCACGACGGTCCGGTCGGAACCGTGATCCGGTCGCCCCCGCTACAGACGGAGGCCGCGCAGCACAGGCGGCCGTGGATGCGCGCGTTGCCATTGAGTTGGTCCACGTCGGAGTACGGCCCATGTTCGAGTCGGGCCGGGGGCACTCAGCACCACCCCCTTCAACTGAGGGAATGACCATGAACAGGACCGACGACACGACGTTGAACCTCCTCGGGCAGATGGTCGCCGGCGAGTTCCTGTCGCTCGACGTCCCGCAGGAGTGGTTCATCGAGACCCTGCCAAGCAGCTTGCCGGTACTGGAGCTGTCGGAGCACTGCGGGAACTGCGCCCTGTGTCTGGCACAGCAGCCGTGCCGGAAGTCGGACGACCTGGAGTTGACTGCCCGGTGGGTGTTCGCGGACCAGTTGATCGAATCGCTGAGGAACTAGGAGATCCACCATGCTGCACACCGAAGAGACCGTCTCGTGTCCGATCGTGGACGAGCCGGACAACTACCACTTCGAGGGACGCTGCGAGGACTGTGACGTCAAGTACATGTCCCGGCTGAACCTCGGACAGATCGAGGACCGGCACTCGCAGGGCCGGCTGTCGCGTGACCAGCTGGACGCCTACCGTTGGACGTGGGCCCTGCTCTCCCCCACGGACAGCAACCCGCATTGGAAGAACCAGCCGTACGTCACGGACCCGGACGTCCGCCGGATCGCGCGGAAGCTGTTCCGGATCCGGGAGTTCGAGATCCCCGAGATCCTCGCGCAGTAGCATGACGGCGGACGGGCGCCGTACATCCCGTCAAGGATCCGTAGCGCTCTGGATGCGCGCCCCGTACGGCGGGGAGGCTTCGGTTCAACTCCGGGCGGATCCGCGTACCATCAAATCCGATCAAGGAGAAAATGACCATGGCCTTCCCCAAGCGGGGCTCATTCGCGAAGGACATCCGGACGGGACAGATCGTCCAGGTGCGCGAGGAGAGTCACGGCGGAACCACCTGGATGGTACGGACCGCGCGCAAGAGCGACGGGTACTGGGTGGCGACCGCCAACCTGGAGCCGGCGAAGAACCCCCACGACCTGAACCGGTCAGGATGGTTCCTCCTGCTCATCGTCCTGTCCGTGGCGGTCTTCACCGCGTACCGTGTCGGAACGGAGATCTACTCCACGGGGAACGGTCTGCCCTTCGCCGTGGTCGTCGCCGTCAGTACCTGCTACGCCGTGTTCGTCGGCCTGGTTCAGTTGACGGGTCTGTTCCGTTCATAACCGAGGGCGCCGGGGTCTTGCTCTTCAGGGACCGGCCCCCTAGATTTAGCTAAAGCAGTCAGACTCCATGACCAGGAGGACCAGAAGATGACCATGCTTTCTCACAGCCTGAGGGCAACCACTGGTGTTCTGTACGACATCCTCATCGCTGCACAGGAAGAGCGATCGAGTCGTCCCGAACTCATCGACACTCCGGACGGCCCGGAATGCGAGTGGGCAGCCTATGAACGTGCCCGGATGCGTAACGCGGTCAATGAGATCCGGACTGAACGGGGACTCTCGCCTGTGTCGGTCGACGACATCGTCCGCGTCGAGCGGTTGGCAGTCGGGCATTCCGACTATAGCTGGAAGTTCGCGTTCTACTGCGCTGAGCTAACCAGCCAGTGATCGCCGACAGGATCATGGCACAGCAGTCGTAATGAATCCCACAGACGGCCGGTGAGTACCCCCCAACACCGGCCTGACCGGATCTCCTGCCCCCAGCTTCGGGGGATCCGGTCCCCCCTCTCCGGCTGGTCCCCGGAGAGGGACGCAGGATGGTGGTAGCGGTACGGGTCAAACCACATCTTCGGATGGCGGGCGGATGTACGTCCGGTACCGCACCACCAGTACAAGGGCCCGTAGCTCAGTGGCAGAGCGCCCCCACCCGGGGCCTCGCGAGGGGTGCGAGGGGAGGTCGCAGGTTCAAATCCTGCCGGGTCCACGCACCATACGTACAGTCCATGATCTCTATCAGAGGAGTCATCAGTGATCGCACTCGGAGGCACCCCCAACTGGACCAAGTCCAGCTACACCGTGCAGAACGCATGTGTGGAGGTCCGGTCCGAGCAGCCCACGGCGCTCGACATCACCGACAGCAAGTTCCGCTGGGGGCGGGAAGGGGCGCCGGTGCTGAACCTGTCCCCGGCCGCGTTCAGTGCTCTCATCGAGCACGTCCGCGCCTGACCACTCCGTCCAGCACCACCTGACGGACGTGAACCCCGGCCGCCACAAGGCCGGGGTTCTACGCATTTCAGGCGAGTGACACAGGTCACATAAGTAGGGATAGTCAAATCAGGAGAGGAGCGGGATATGGAGATCAAAGTCCTGCGTCTCCGTGACTGGATGAAGAATGCGGAATGCCGTGGATCGAAGTTCGACTTCGTTCCGGATGCCGAGTCGGCCATCGAGCTGGAGGTCGCGAAGTCAGGGTTCTGCAACCTGTGTCCTGTCCGGGATGAGTGCCTGGTCACGGCCCTGAGGAACGGGTGGAAGGGCTACTGGGGAGGGACGCTGACATCCGAACGGACCAAGCTCCGGTCCCTCAAGCGCCGGAAGAAGTGCCCGCTGTGCAAGAGCGTCAACCTGATCACGTCTGATCAGAGTCAGATCTGTGCGTCGTGCGGCCGGTCATGGGTCATCCCGATCGCGCACGCTGCTGAGATACAGGAGACAATGACCATGGAGGAGCATCACTGATGTCTGGGACACTCACGTACGAGGACATCCTCGCGCACGCCGAACGACTGGAAGACGTCCTCGTCTCCTATCGGCGCCGGGTCCGGGCAGCCGCGTCCGACCGGGTACGCGGCCGTCTGAACGAGGAGTGCGCGGCTCTCCAGTGCCGGATCGAGGAGATCCGGCTCCGGTGCAAGGACCATGACCAGACCGAGCTGTACACAGCGGACGTCTGACCGTCAGCCCACGAACTGCTTCTGCACCGAGTGGCCGTGCTGGATCTGGAGAGCCTTTTCCCAGCTTTCCATCCAGCGCCACGCATTGTCACGGATCCGCAGTTGCTCGGCAACGGCGCGTGCCTGCTCCGCCCGTTCCAGCCGGAGCGCTGGCGAATCCGAGAGACGGCGCAGCTCCTTGTACCAGCGGTTCGGAGTATCGGCCAGGGCGCCGGCTCCCATCCGGTGCAGTCGGGAGTACTCAGTCCGGGGAGAGCCGACCCACGGCACCCCGAGCGCGCTCATCTCCAGAGGCTTGAGCCAGGACTTGCAGGCGTTGAACCGGGTGTCCGCCAAGGGGGCGAGACCGATCCCCAGCTCCGTCACCGCCTTCGGCCACTCCAGGATCCCGGCCACAGCCGAAAGCCCTGTGAGCCCTTGAGAGACACCGAAAGCTTCCTCCGTTCCCGTCGGGTCGGCTGCCACATGGAAGCGCCGCCCTGCTCCGCACAGCCTGGCGACAGCGCCACCCAGGACCGACGGATCGTCCGGGTGGGACTGCAACGCGGCCGGCCAGCCGAGGAGATCGGAGTCCGTGTGTGGGACCCCGTAGTAGTGGTCCGGCAGATGGTTGTACAGCACGTGCCCCCGGCCGTGCTTCGCGTACACCCCGAGGAGTCCCGGCGTCGACACGGTTACCAGAGTTGCGTCCCGGCACGAGGCCGCGAGGTTATGCCAGGAGTGGTGCGGGTCTCCCCGGTGCGGGTGGTAGGCGTCGTACGCGGGGTTGCGTGGATGGATCGAGGACAGGTCGTCGTCCACATCCACGACCACGGCCACCCCCTGCTCCCGCAGCAGCGGGACAGCCTGTGCCATCCGGTTGTGCGTGAGCCGCTGGAAGACGTAGACGTCACCGTCCACGTTGAGGATCTCGGAGACCTTCTCCCCCTTCATGCGGAGCTGGATGTCCCGTGCTCCCGGCGGCCGGACTTCCACGTCATGACCGGCTGCGCGCAGTGCCTCACTCACCCATATCAGACGGAAGTACCCGCACCCAGTTTCATCCGCCGGGTAGACCTTCACTCTCACGCGGACGATGCCTCTCCACGGGCGGACGACGCGGACGCGGTGCCTTCGGCAGTACCGGCCTGCGCCTTAACGTTCTTCCGGGCGCGCGGTGCCGCCGTCGCCGCTGACGTCGAAGGAGACTCCAGTGCACCGAGCCGCTCTTCGATCGCGTCCATCCGCTTGTCCTGTGCCGCGTCCTTCCGGTGCAGAACGGAGGCCGCTTCCTCGATCAGTTCTCGTACCTGCGCGATCACCTGACCGGCAACTGACATGATCAGACCCCTTCCTGGATGACGAACCGCAGACCGTTCAGCTTGGCCGCGATCTCTGCCGGGAGGTCGGACAGGTCGATGGCGTCCAGCGTTGCCTGGACCGCGTCCAGCTTCGCGTGCGCGGAGACCAGCGAGAGTCCGAGCCCGCTGATCCCGGTCCCGTTCGATGCGGACTGCGTCTTGATCACATCGAGCACACCCCCGGCCGCCGTGAGTTTGTTCGCGGTCGCCGTCGCAACGGCGGTGACGTCCGTCGTCTCCAGGACACCACCTCCAGCGATCAGCTTGTTCGCGGTCGCCAGGGCGACGGCGGCGACGGCTGCGTCAGTGAGATCTACTGCTGCCATTGATCCTTCTCCGTTCTTGATCCTTGGGAAAATCTCATCCATGAACTGACTGATCCGCGCGTTGCCGGGGCAGGCGTGCCCGTTCGGGTTCCACTCGCTGAAGAGCCGGTGATAGCCGTACCCGGGATCGTCCCATGTCCGGCAGATCCGGAGCGGGATTGTCGGGTGTTCCTCGTGCAGCCAGATGCCCGTGTCGACGATCACGTCTACCTGCTCCGGCGTCCACGGGTCAGTGGCCCCGGAGTTGCTGGCCGACTCCAGACTGACGGCACCGTGGCCGTTAGACCGCCGGTTCGCAACGCCGTTCGCGTCCGCTCGTGTCTGCGTGCCGATGAACTGTCCCAGATCACCTTCGTACCCGACGGCGAAATGGGACTCCAGGTTCGTGCTGTCCCGCCAGTACTCGTACGTCCGCCGCGCTGTCCACGGGGCGGCGAGAGAGTGCACGATGAACTGGTCCGGGATGATCGCCGGTTGACTGTCCGACTCGGGCTGCAATTCCATCCGGGTGGCGAAGGGGCACCAGCTCATGTCTCTGTCCTTTCTCTGCTGAGCCGCTGCCGGCGCAGTCGGATGATGGTGGCGAACTGGAACCAGAACGTTCCGCTGACGATGACCTGGAGAGCGAACCACACGGCCCGGAACCAGTGCGGGCTGACGTGTCCGACCACGGTCACCAAGAGCAGGACGGACATCAGGATCTCCGCGACCGCGTACGTCACCAGCATCCGTCCCAGGTGTTCCCTCCACCACGGGTACGACAGGCTGTAGGCCACGACCATGCTGACCCCGGAGAGTACGAGATGCCCACCGAAGATGAGGTACATGATCTCGAACGGGACCATCACGCACCTCCCATCGCTTTGTAGATCTTCCGCGCGAAATCGTTCTGGGTCCCGAGCGCTTTGAGACGCTCCACGGCCTCCATAATCTCAGAGGTCTCCGCATGGACCTCCCGCAGCTTCTCTTCCTCTCGGGCAACAGCACGGTGCGCTTCCCACTCCCCGTTGCTCAGGGGCTCCGGGCGCTTACTCCCCTTCCGCTTCAGCCAGTTCATGGTGGTCATCCCTCCCCCTGATTCCGGCTGCGCGCGGCAGGGACTGGACCACGTGCGTCGTGACCTTGTTGGCTTCGAGCAGCGCGGAGATCTGTTCCCGCTGCACATCCTGTACCGATACGGATGAGATGTACGCCGTGCGCCAGACCTCGATCTGCTTGTCCTTGTCCTCTCGCATGCTGTCGAAAGTCGACCGGGGAACGAGGGCGCCCCTCAGGATCATCACAACGACCAGAGCCAGAAGTCCGGTCGCCCCAAGGGTTGGGGTCAGGAACGCGCTGTAATCCACGGGGCTCCTTTCTTCCCGGTCAGGCGTAGACGGCCTTGGACCCGGACTCGTCTCCACCGGAGTTGTTCCAGTTGGAGATCACCCGACGTGAGATGTTGGTGACGATCCAGTCCTCCGCATCCGACTGCGCCTCGGTCAGGGAGCTGGATGACAGCGACTGCTCCGATCCTACGGACGAAGCCAACATCTTCCATGTGCTGTCCTGCATCACGTAGTAGACGTGAACGGTCTCGAAACTGATCCCGAGCGCTACGCCCACGGCTTGATCGAACTCCATAATCGTTTCCTCCTCAGAACGGCATGACTACGATCCGTCGGTTGATGAATGTGCTGGTGGACGCGCCGGATGTCCGGTACGTCATTGTGAACGTGTTGGAGCCTGGAGTCAGCGCAGCGATCGTGGGCCCCGCAGTCGCCCGGATCACCGCGTTGGTGACGTTCCGAAGAGCCAGGGCATCGTTCTCCGCGACTGAGGAAGCTCCCGACACGTTGAATGTCGTACGAGCGGACTGACCTGCTGTGCCACATACCAGGTCGGCCGTCACCCAGACGAGAGCCTTGTTCCCTGTGGTTACTGTGACACTGGGGCCGGGTGTCGCTAGCGCGGTGTACGAAGTGGAGGTCGTTCCTTCAGAGGTCTCCACGGCCGCCTCTGCTAGTACCCTCTCTGAGAGCTGGTTCGTGTCCGAGGTCGCGAAGTAGCTACCTGGAGTCACAGCCTTGGAAGCCGGACACTCGTTCAGGTTGTCCCGAACGAAGGTGTTGAACTGCGCAGCCGTGAACACCGACCCGGCAATCGCGGTCATCGGCGATGTCCAAGTCATGATCAACCACCCAGATCCGGGTCAGGCATGCTGCCGTCCGCATTCGCGGTGACACTGACTGCGAGCTGCGGGAAATCAGCAGCCTTGACCTGGTTGGCCAGTGCCAGCAGCTCTGCATCAGTGATGACGCCCTTGTCCGTGAGGAGCTTGATGATCATCGCCGTGGTGACGTCTGAACTGAGCATCGCCGCGCGTTGATCCAGCGGAGCCCATGCGATCTGGACCCCGAGCTTCTCGCAGACGGAACGTTGCACACTCCAGAGTTGCTTCGCGTACGTCTTCAGGGTGGCCATGGGCTGTCTCCTATGTCAGGCGGGGAGGAACCAGACGCTGTGCGTCTCGGTACTGGAGCGCTCCGACCAGTAGGTGATCTGCTGGTAACCATTGTTGGACAGCCATGTCAGAGCATCTGCCATAGCACTTGTGGCATCCGTCGCGCCTGTCAACAGGTAGTTCCCGCCGGGGACGTCGCCCATGATGTACCAGTCGGAGATGTTGTACAGCACCGTGATCCGACGGAAATCCCCTTTGAGGAACTGACTATCCATCGCTTCCATGTACGGCATGTGCACTCCTTACAGAGGGATGACATTGATTTCGCGGTTCTGGAAGGACGCGGTATTGGACCCCGCCCGGTACTTCAGAGTGAAGGTGTTGGATCCCGCGGTGAGACCAGTGAAGACGTGGACCCCCCCAATCCGGCTGAAGTTGCCTGCCTGGTTTCCATCCAGAGAAGCCATCCAGGCGTCGTTAGCCGCGACGGAGGATGCACCCGACACGGCCACGCTGGTGCACGTCAGACTGTTATTCGTGTTGTTCGCCATGCCTGCCGCGAACAGGACGATGGCGATCGTTCCCGTGGTGGTGGTGAGAGCGGGTCCCGGGGTAGCCAGGTCGGTGTAGGTCTGAACCGCTGTGCTCTGGCTCGCCGCCACGGATGAAGACGCCGGGGTTCGCATCGCGATGGCGTTGGCACCGGTCGACACGGGGATCTGGGATGCCGCCGTTGCGAGGGCGGGAGCGGTCGCGTTGAGATTGTCACGTACGTACTGGTTGAACTGCGCGGCGGTGAATGTCGCTCCGGCAACCGCAGTCATTGGCGACGACCAGGCCATCAGCGCAGTCCTTTCAGGGACTCATTCGACACGCCGTGCTCCTCGTTCTCATCCAGGAGTTCGGCGATGCTCTGCCCGTGCGGGATCCGGAAGTTGACCGCAACCGGGTGATCGGCCGGGTACCAGTTCCGGTTGTGCGGGACGGGCCTGACCATGAGTGCCATCATGATTTCTTCGCGCCTCCGGGGCCAGGTGATCGCTGCCTGGCACCCGCAGTACGAGCAGATGTAAAAGTCCAGGGGGACGGTACGGGGCCCGTTGGGCGCCACGGGGCGGTACAGGTACTCCACGTTCCCGCAGCCCTGCGTACCGGGCTCCGGTCCCGGCCGGGGGCAGTCCGCCACCCACTCCCCGCCGTACACGTAGGCACGTGCGCGGGGGGCGGTCTCGGCCGGTGTCTCGAACGTCATGGGTCTCCTCACGTACCGAACAGGCCGGTGTCGAATTGGCCCTGGACCGGGTGGTCAAAGATGAACACAGTGGACGCACTGTCAGCGGTGACGGGATCGAACACACCGTCGTCGAAGCCGGCGCCCCGCTTGTCGAACGTGAACGGGTTGGAGGTCAGGCTGAGCTGCTTCTCGCAGCCGAGGACGACCGAGTGAACGGGTGGCTTGCCGGACTGGTTAATCCGCTGGATGGTGTGTGTCACGCGCTCTATGAAGAAGTCGTCGTCAAGGCGCATCTCGTTGTTGGTGATGTGGATCCGGTCGCTCACAGTGCGCAGGAGTACCTGGATGAAGTGCGCCGGGTCTGTGGTGACGATGCGCACCTGGACTGTGGGACGTCGCTGCGCGTAGTGCAGCAGGACCATATTGGCGATGGCCGCCGCGTCCTGTGCGTTCGCCCACGGGGCCGCGTCCGGATAGGAACGTTCTCCGTGCTGCCCGATGGACGCGGTGTCCTGACGGATGATCTGAACAGTCCTGCCCACGGGGATCGGCCGGGCCCGGAGCTGGAGGTCGGACACCACGACCGCACCTCCCACGGCCAACAGTGTGATCTTCACACTGACACCTGAGGTCCGGTTCAGGGTGGCGTTGACAGTCCCGGCTCCGGTCTTGGTGAAGTCTGTTCCGACCACCGGTGTGACAGCGTCCCGGAAAGGGTCCGAACCGCTGATGCTGATCTCTACGCTCTCGCCGATGGCGAGAGCGTAGCTGCTGTCAGACGTCCACACCGCTGCCAGGGTCGCGCTGGGAGAACGCTCGGTCACGTCGAAGCTGACCTTGTTGACGATGTCCCGCAGGCCGTGCGCGTAGGAGAACGGCTTAGCCAGCCCGTAGCCCGACACGGCCGGGGAATCGCAGCTGATCTCCGCTGCTGAGAAGGTGGCCTGGCTCTCCAGGGATTCGGTCCGCAGGAGACGGTGGTGTCTGTCCCGGAAGACGAATGTGCCGTCGGGCGCCTGGTAGGCGACCGCCGGCGGGCCCTCCGACTTAACGAGATCCTGGATGGCGGTGAAGGCGTCCACACCTTCGGCCCACCAGAACGGGACGAACGTGGCGCCGTAATCCAGATCGCGAGGTCCGGTCCAGCCGGCGAGGTCGAGTACAGTCCCGATCAGTTCCCCCGTCCGCATCGACGCGTACACACCCGTGGAGAGCTGAACCCCCTGGAGGAACGACAGCCCGTCCAGGAAGGTGAAGTCCACGGTGCGATCGGAGAAGTCCGCCTGGATGTTGTAGTCGTCGAGCCGGCCACGGAACAGGGGGTAGACGTTCCCGTTCCAGGTGACCTCCATCTTGGTGTCCTTGGCGGGACTGAGGTTCCCGGACAGGGCGGACTCGGAGTTCTCCGGACTGTACTTGCGGTCCGCGTTGATCACCTTGAACGCGGCTGAACCCACAGCTGCCGGCGAGAGTTGCCGGTCCTGGTCGCGACCGTACGAGATCGATACCTCGCTGATGATGTCCGGTGACGTCTCCTCCGTCGGGTTGCCACGGGTGAAGTGGTCGGTGTCCTCGTCATCGTCCAGACGGATCAGGTCGCCGTAGACGTGGATGCCTGCCGACGGACTCCCGCTCACGTCCAGCAGAACAGCTCCGGTGGCCGCTGTCGGCGGGGCGACATAGAACCCATCGGCGTACAGCCAGCTCCCTGTCAGCGGGGTGAAGGCGTTGGACGACGTGGAGATGTAGACGTTCCCCGCGTCGTACCAGTTGATGCTGAAGCTGACCGTGGACGGCAGAGCCGCATCCGGGAATACCCGGCCCGAGGCCTTGTACCGGCGCCCCGGGATGACCGTGAACTTGTCCGACTCGAACCTGGGGTTGGCACCACCGTTGGTAGTGAGCTGTCCGGACCACATGCCCTCGTACGCCTGAAGCGAGGAGCGTGCGTACGTGCCCCCGCCGAACGCGGTCCATCCGGCGCCGCTGTCCTCGAAGGTCCAGTTGGGGTTGAGCGGGGTCGGCAGATTGTCCCAGTCGATCATGACCGAGTACTCCGGCAGACCGTCAACGGTGCACAGTTCCCATGAGCCATTGGACGTGACCACTGTCGCGTCCAGTGCCGTGGCTGTCGCTTCGGCAGCTGTCGGACTGGCGAACGCGCTGCCAGCCACGGGTGCCGGCTTGATGGCAAGACTCACCGCCACGGAGCCGTACGTAGCGGTCCCGCTGGCTGTCGTGGTGCGCTGGGTCTGCACCCCCGCAACCAGCGGCCCGGCATCGTATGCGGCAGCGGAGGGTGCCGCGTACGCGCCGTGGCTGTCGTCCACGCGCTCGGTGTTCGTGCCCCCGGCGATGGTGAAGGTGGACGCGGCTTCGCCGATAATGGCCCGGATGCTCAGCAGCCAGTCGTTGGCGACGACGGTGGTCAGAGTGGGGTGTGCGTGAGCAGACGCCGTGGAGGTGACCGAGTTGCCAGTGATCAGCTCTACAGGACCCGAAGTGTCCACGCCGGAGTAAGCCATCGTCCAGGCCAGGACCCACGGGTCCCCAACCGGCCACGAGCTGGTGTTGAAGGGGACACTGACACTGGAGCCCAGGGCGCCGGTGTCGATGCGGTGAAACAGCCTGACGTGCGGACGCCCTGTATACGGGGTCCCCGTGGAAGCCCCGGGGGAGAAGCCTCCAAGCAGCGACCAGCCGGACGGGGTGGACGGGCCCGTGTTGTCGTCGGTGACGACGATCAGGAGCAGCCAGTGGCCGGAGAGGTGACCGGCTGGGAGTGCTACGCTCTGCGGGCTCCCGGTGGCGGAAACGTCGCCCTTGAGCCGGGTGCCGGCGGCGACGAAGGCGATGGCCATCTAGGTCAGCCGTCCCTTCCGCTTCAGCGTGGTGAGACTGGACACGAGCCAGTCTTCCACTTCGTGCTGACTGCCGATCACACCATGGTTCTCAAGGACCAGACGGTCGATGTGAAGTCCGCCTCCGCCACCGAGTCCGGCGGTCCGCTGCGCGTTCAGGATGCGCCACCCGGAGGGGCTGTACCCCATCTCCGGCCCGTTCTCGCCGAACAGGTGCATGCCTCCGGCGGTCCCGTTGGTGCCGTTGCGGTAGCCTCCGGCCCGGTTGTACGCACGCGGCAGCGAGCCGTACGCGGAGAGGGCGTACTTCATGGACGCGTAGATGTTGGCTAGTGGATTGACCGAGGTCCCGTACATGAACGGGCCCGTCTTCTTCATGATCCCCGCGTAGGCCTTGAACGTCGGGCCGATCACCTGCATCAGGCCGACGGAAGGGTGACCGGCGGTCCAGTTGCTGTCGGTCCGGTTGACAGCAGTCGGGTTGCCTCCGGACTCCTGGTTCATCCGGCGCAGAGTGATGCCGACGTACGCCGGAGGCTGACCGACCATCCGCAGTGCCTGCTGTACAACGCCGGACCAGCGCTGTACCCCACTGCCGTTGTTGGACGGTCCGAGGCCGATGCTCCCGAGCAGCCCTTGAGCTGCCTTGCCGACGAGGCCCTTGAGCCCATCTACAGCCATGACCGGGAACCGTCCCGCCATCTTGGCCCAGGGGTTGTTCCCCAGATCTCCGAGCTTACCGAGGATCGGCTTGAAGAGATTCTTGGTCGCTTCGGTGGGGTTGGCCAGGAAGTTGGTGATGCCTCCCAGGACTCCGCCATTCGCCATGAAGTGCGCGCCGGCCGCGTTCCACAGCCCCTTGGCCCGGGTGGCGTATTTCGGGTCCGTGGGGATGACGTACTCCGGGTACCGGGGATTGCCCTCACCGACGATCGCCGTCGGCTTGTTGAACATGCCCGGTACAGCCTTGCCGACAGAGCCACCGGCGGCCAGCTCTTTGATCTCACCCAGCTTATTACCCAGTCCGATCCATCCGGTGATCTTCTTCCAGACCTTGACGATCCCGTCGTTCCACACGTTCCGGATCACCCAGTTGATGGGCGACTTGGTCTTGTTCTTGATCCGGTCCCATGTACGTCCGACCCCGTCGGCCATGTCGCCGAAGAATCCGGTGACCTTGCTCTTCAGGGTCCGGGCCCATCCGGGGATCGTGGATACGAAGAAATCCCTGATGGGGTGGAAGACCCTGTTGCGGATGCTGCCGTACACGTTCACCAGGCCGGTGAGGAGCCCCTTCCATGCGTCACTCACCCTGTTGCGGACTGCGCCTGCCCAGCCAGGGATCGTAACGGTGAAGAACCGGCCGATCGGATTGAACACCCAGTTCCGGATATTCGTGTATACACCGGACAGACCAGTCTGGATACCTCGCCAGTACTTCACGACACCGTCCCGCAGGGACCCGGCCCATCCGGGGATCGTGGTGGTGAAGAATCGTCCGATGGGAAAGAAGACGGTGTTCTTCAGCCAGTTCCAGGAGGAGCTGAAGAATTTGGTGACCTTGTCCCAGTTCTTGATGATCGCCACGACAGCAAGACCGATGGGTCCTCCGAGGGCACCGAGGATCCAGGGCCAGTTCTTTCGCACCCAGTCCAGAACGGACTGGAACGCGGCGGGGATCGTCTTGGTGAAGAAGTTCAGGAAGGGTCCGGCGAACCAGTCCTTCACGGCCAGGGCGGCCGTCTTGATCCCTTCCCAGACCGTCTTCCAGAAGTTCCGGAAGGCATCGCTCTTCTTCCATAGGATCACGAACGCGGCGACCAGCAGACCAATGGCGATGATCACGATACCGATGGGTGAGGTAACGAACGCAATCGCCGCACCCAGAGCCCAGGTGGCTGCTGTGGCGATGGTCGTGGCGACTGTCATGATCCCGCTTGCCACGGCGTAGGCGACCATCTGGATCCGGAAGAGGATCAGGGCAAACCGGCTGGACGCGATGGCGCCGTTGCTCGTGGTGACCGCAGTCCCGAACAGCCAGGTCGCTGCCGACGCTGCTGCCTCATAGATCGCGTAGGCCTTCATCGCGAGGTTCACCGCGATGATGGCGGGAACGAGGAGCCGGAGTACGGGCGTAGGTATGGCAGCCACCAGGTCAGCAAATATTCCCAGTACCTTGAGTCCGATTCCGGACAGAGGCCCGGCTGCTGAGGAAATCGCCATGAAAGCGCGAGCCACATCAGACAGGACGCTCTTGATCTGAGGGCCGGCCTCCCTGGCTGTCTTGATGAACGTGCCGAAGCCCTGACTCTCACCGAGGTTGGCACTCCAGTCTGCGAACTTCTCGGACATTTCCTGGAGCCCGCCGGTCACGCCTTTGGACATCGGCATGAAGGCGTTCAGGATTCCCAGGACCCCAGCGATCATGTTCTTCCCGACTTCCAGGAAGTTGCGTAGTGCGCCGGCACCTGACTTGGTGACGTTGTTCCCGAACTCTTTGAAGATCTTCCCGGCCGATCCCTCTCCGAGGTGCGAGACAAAGCCGTCGATCTCCTTCGCGACGCTCTTTACGATGGGGGTCAGCTTGGGCAGGAGGTTCCGGATGAAGTCGATGCCCTTGGTGAACACGGGCATGGTGCTGGAGGCCAGAGAGCGGGACCACTCCGTGTTCGCCTCTTTCAGCCTGGACAGAGCTTCAGTGGTCTTCCGGGTTGCGGGGGGCATCCCCTCAAGCTGGCTCTTGTACAGTGCCTGTGCCTTGCCCGCCGTGGTGGACGCGGACTTGGAGGCCGACAACGCGGTGTTGTACTCCTGCGCCCGGATCTTGGCGTCCTCGGTCATGTCCTTGGTGATCTCGACCTGCTTGCCGTACTTGAACCCCGACTTGGCGGCGAGGTCCTGCGCCAGGGACGCGTTCACCGCTGCCTTGGTGCGGGAGTCCTCGGCAACGGATTGCTGCTGCATCGCCTTGGTGATGTCGGCGAACTGAGGCTTAACGGCTGCGCCGTACACCGCGAGTGCACCACCGGCCACAGCGGCAGAGGCAGCCACGGCCGCCAGACCGGCAGTGACGGCAGCGGTGATGGGCAGGAGAGATGTGCTCAGGGCGCTCGAACCGATGGCACCGAGAGCCTTGATGGCCTTCAGGGCGGGCTTCGTGTCCGAGTCGATGCGGACAAACCCGGTGGCTACCAGGATGCTCGGCATCAGAGGATCACTCCCTGTGAGGCCAGCCACTGCTGGCTCTCGGTCTCGTCATCGGTCCACCACGCCGGAACCTTCAGACCGTCCTCGTTCACCCGGGGTCCGGAGTGCTCAGGCCTCCGGCGGTTGATCGGCGTCCACCACTCGCCTACACCCAGTTCGTTGTCGAGGTTCTGCATGACGGTCTGTGCGTCCTCTCGCTCCCCGACGTCCTGCGCCTTCATCCGTTCGACGTACAGAACGTTCAGGAAGCTGTCGAGGGGGAGGCTGCGGAGATCGACACCATGTCCGGCGTAGGTGCCATCGAGGTAGTTCCAGGTCCCGGGATGGAGTCCCCAGCCGAGGAGCTGTTGGACTCTTGTGTAGGGCGCATGCCGTACTCCTCGAACAGCCAGGTGATGATGCTGTCGAGCTGCTCCATGTCGACCGGGTTGCGCGGATCGGCCATGCGCTTGCGCATCACGGCCATCGAGTCCGGGAGGAGGACCGTCTCCAGCATCTCCCGGAAGATCCCCACCTGTTCTTTGGGGGACATGGCGTTCGGATCCGTGGTGCTGACACGTTCCGCGAACTGGATCATCACCTCAGCAGGGATGGCCGCCGCTGCCTCGAAGGTGTCGTCATCGACCGTGAACTGTAGCCGCTTGCGTTTTTTGCTGAAGTCCTTGAGATCACCCATGGCGGAAGCATAATCCCGGGGAGTACCTTGATCACTCCCTAGCCCATGCGCAGGGACTTCGTGAGAAAGTCATTCGCCTTCGTCCCGGGATGATGGACGACGCGTGCGAACACGACGCGGCCATGCACCCGGAACTTCAGCACCTTCTTGGTCTTGGGCCGGATGATGTGTGGCCGGGTCCCCTTGATCACGTACATTGTGGCCGCATGCGTCGACTCGATCCGGACATGTTTCCCGACGACCACGGCCTTGACCCTCTTACCCATGCGGCCCGGCGCCATCCGGCGCGCATTGCGCTGCACCCGGCGGGCCTTGGTCACCAGGAACTTCTGCATCTCCGCGTCAAGCTGTGCCATCCCTGGAGGGAAC